AGATGAGATTATACTATGAGCATTTTTGTGATACGGCAGTTGGACACGCTTCCCATACTACAGACTACGTTACTGCTTAACAGGCTACCCGTAAACTTGGCTGGAGCCACCGTAACATTTAGATTCCAGGATGCTGCAGACGCTATATCTACAACCGTGGCCACCGTAGTGGACGCCGCCGCGGGACTTGTCAGCCACGCTTTCACCGCAACACAGACCGCAATAGCGGGGACAGCTTCGGGGGAGTTCATAGTAGATTTCGGTGGGGGGGATATCGAAACTTTCCCTAGGGCCGCACCACTGACCGTATCCGTGGTTGCAATACTCACATAACTTCACACCATTAGAACACTTTTACAACTTGGCACAAATCGTGCTAGACTCAAACCGGAGACTGCCTGAATGACACTATCTAATCACGTTACGCTTTCAATTACACAGGATAGCGTAGGTATTGCCCGCGCAGGCTTCGGCACGCCTTTGATTGTCTCACACACAGCTACATGGGCTGAACGTGTGCGATCTTACACGGATATGGCAGGGGTAGCTGCAGATTTCGCAGTCACCACAAGCCCGGAATACCTTGCAGCTCAGGCTATTTTTGCTCAGAACCCACACCCCACCACGGTGAAGATCGGCAAAGCGCTACTACAGCCTACACAAGTTTATGTACTTACACCTACAGCCAGCAACTCTACCGCCTACACGGTAACAGTAGCGGGCGAGGGTGTTACAGAAACCGAAGTTACCTACACGTCAGATGCTAGCGCAACCGTGGCCGAAATCTGCGCAGGCCTTGAGACTCTTATCTCTGCAGTGGTCGGCAATAACTACGCGGTAGTTGACGGCACCACAGAGCTAACAATCACAGGCGACGCCGCGGGCGATTGGTTCTCCATCGCAGTATCCGATCCTGCGCTACTTCAAAACGAAATGACACACGCAGACCCGGGCATCGCTACGGACCTCGCAGCCATCGCACTAGAAGATAACGATTGGTACGTACTGCTAACAAACTTTAACAGTAACGCTATGGTCATCGCAGCCGACGCGTGGGTACAGACTGCTAAGAAGCTCTACTTGTTTGATGTTCCTGAGTCGGACGCCGTTACAACCGCCGCGGGCAACAGTGACACGTTAGACGACATCGCGACGCTAGGCCGCGCACGTACCGCAGGCACCTACCACAACAGCCCCGCTAAAATGAATAGCGCCGCATGGGCGGGCCGATGCCTTAGCCTTGATCCGGGGTCTATCACTTGGAAGTTTAAAACCCTCTCAGGTGTCCCCGCGCTGTCCCTTACAAGCACGCAACGCGCTAACCTAGTGGCACGATCTGCTAACTTTTACGAGACTGTAGCAGCACGCGACATGATGTCAGAGGGTACTACCTCAGACGGTGACTGGATTGATTCACAGCGCGGCCTGGATTGGCTTGAAGACGACATGAGTAAAGGTGTGTTCGGCGTACTCTACAACGCTAACAAAGTACCTTTCACAGATGCCGGCGTTGCCATCCTTCAGAAGGAAATGGAAGCCAGCTTAAAGCGCGCGGTGGATAGAGGTTTGCTAGCTAGTAGCCCTACACCTACTGTAACAGTGCCTGCAGTTGCGGACGTTTCCGCGGCTAACAAGACGCTAAGAACCCTACCAGATATGAAGTTTACAGGCACGCTAGCCGGCGCTGTACACATCGTTAACATTACCGGCGTTGTGAGCGTATAACATGGCCTTTAAGAATTACGACCCTACCCGCGTTACTGTTGCTTTCGGCGCTATCCTAATCCAAGGATTCAATGACGGCACCATGATCAAAACGTCCCGCAATGAAGACGCCTACACCGTAAAGGTGGGCGGGCAGGGCGACGTTACGCGAGTGCGCAGCCGCAACAAAACCGGGCAGATCACGATCACGCTTCTAGCAGAATCGCCTACTAACGATCTGCTTACAGCTCAGGCTCTCATTGATGAGGAGTCAGGCACAGCCTACGCGCCTATCATGGTTAAAGACTTGAATGGCACCACGCTTATGGTTGCAGAAAATGCCTGGATTATGAAGATGCCGGAAGTAGAGCACGCTACAGACGCGAGCCCGCGCGAGTGGGTTATTGAGTGCGCTGATCTAACTATGACGGTAGGCGGATCAGTCGTTTAATACATAACCAATCCTAGGGGGGATTACATATGATCAAGACAGAACAGCGGGATATTAGAGGCCTGCCAGTTACTAGCGTGCAGCTTCCGGCTATGCGATCTTACGGCGTGTTTACGCGCCTAGGTGTTGTGCTAGGGCCGGCGCTCGCAGCGCTAACGGAAGGCGGCGCTGACCTTAGCAACCTGGAGGCCGATTTAACGGGCCTAGGTCCTGCCATAGGGGCGCTACTTGGCGGGCTAGCCGAGGATGTGCCGCTAGTGCTAGCGCTGTTACAGAGCACCTACGTGGTGGTAGACGGTAGTAAGATAGAGCTAACGTCTGAAGCGAAGATCGATCAAGCATTCTCTGGCAACTTCCTAGCAATGCTGATGACACTAAAGTTTGCCATAGAAGTAAATTTTGCGGATTTTTTAGACGCCGGGCGGACCGCACTAAGCGCCCAACAAAAAGCAGCGGCGGACCAAGCATAGATTTACCTGATGACATACTAGAGGCTTGGCCGTGCTGGCGCCTCTGGAATAGCGACAAGGCGACCATGATAGAACTACAGACCACACTTAGCATTGATGACGTAGAGCAAGCATGTTCTGTGCTAGACGCCGTGGCAGACCTGCAGGAAGCCTACAGAAAGAAGTACGCTAAGTAGTGGCTAAAGTTGCAGACCTATACGCGCTGCTAAGCATCAAGCCTGATAAGGCTTCAGGTGCTAGCGCGCAGCGCTTTATAAACGGCGTTAAGTCAGGGCTGAAGGCCGTGGGCGTGCTTGCGGGCGTTGCTACTGCAGCCATGGGCAAGATGATTGGGGACACTGCGGCCGCGGCTGATCAATATGCCAAGATGTCTAAACAGGTAGGCATCTCCGTAGAGGGTCTACAGCAGCTAGAGTTTGCGGCTAAGATTTCCGGCACGGGCCTAGGCGCTTTGCGTACGGGCTTGCAACGTTTCGCGCGTACTGCAGATGACGCGGGGCAGGGGCTGAAGACAGCACAAGAGCCTTTCGAGCGCTTAGGCGTTGCGTTTGAGGACGGTGAAGGTAAAGCCAGGCCGCTAGAAGCGATGCTAGGAGACATTGCCGATAAGTTCCAACAGCTGCCAGACGGTACTAGAAAAACCGCGCTAGCAATGAAGACCTTTGGGCGCGCGGGCGCTCAGCTGATTCCCCTACTTAATGAAGGTAGCGCGGGCGTCGACAAACTCAAGGCGGAGTTTACAGAACTAGGCGCAGAGATTTCAGGCGATCAAGCTAAAGGTTTTGAAGAGTATAACGACACGATGCTTCGTGTTAGAACCATGCTGACAGGGTTTAGGAACCAGGCAGTGATCGCACTACTGCCACAGCTTAAGAAGATATCGGGGCAGATCCTAGCGTGGGCTAAAGCTAACAGAGAGTTGATAAAGCAGAAGCTTGCAGCCTTCATGAAAGGCATGGTCAAGTTTGTTATAGCGCTTGTTAAGGTTGTAGGCTTCCTGATCAAAAACGCTAAAGCTCTAGTGATAGGCTTCGCAGCGTGGAAGGCGGCACTACTGGCGGTAGCATTAGCTCAGAAGATTGTAGCGGCGGAAGGCGTAGTTGCAGCTGTGAAACTAGCCGCGGCGTGGCTAGCCGCAGCACTACCGATTATCTTAATGATTGTGCTCTTCGTGGCCCTTGTCTTAGTTATAGAGGACTTCGTAGCATTCCTCACAGGTAAGGAGTCGATCATAGGCTCAGTATTTGGTGAAGCCATAGAACAATGGTTGCAAGATTTTGACATGTTCTTTAATGAGGTCCGTAAAGGGTTTCAGCAGATGGGTACGGACTTGCTCAATAGCCCTACCATGCGCCTAATCTCCATGACCACTGGCAGCAGCGCAGCCTTTGATCAAATTAAAAAACTACATAAGGCAGGTATAGTCGCGCAGGTTGCCGTAGATCAGCGTAGGAGCGATACAGCGGGCTTCAGACGTAGGCAGGCCGCGCAGGACCTAGCGCCCGAGCTATTCTCAGCACAAGAATCTGTAGGCGTGTTTGCAGAAAACGGCGGCGGCGTGGGCGGCGGCGTTTCTAACACCACGGGCGCCCCTGTAGGGAATGTCATAACAAACACCTTCACCTTCCAGGGCGTAGGTACGGAGGAGACCGCGCGCATGGTACAGGAAAAAATTAAAGAAAGCGAAGAGACCACGGCGAACGCTATAGCACAGGATATCCCGTGAGCGTATCGATAGACGGGTATTTGATTGATGTGTTCATCAGTGAGCAGCCTGTAAAATCCGGGCAGGTAACGCGCTACCCTATAGAGGACGGCGCCAGCATTGCCGATCATGTCATCGAAGCGCCGGAGCGCCTTACTGTTACGGGCATTGTCTCCAACAACCCTATAGGCCAGCTATATTCTAAGCGCTTCGAAATAGCCCAAGGCGCTACAGGCGTATTACCTTCTAACGAAGCATATGCCAGGCTTGCTAAGATAAAAAAAGAGTACAAGTTAGTCACCGTGATCGGATCGTCCCGGACGTTTGACAACATGCTACTGGTGTCGCTAACGGATCCGCGCAGCGCTAGCACGGGGGACGCTTTAGAGTTCACGGCGACCTTTGAGCAAATCACAACGGTTAACATTCAGACCAAAGACAAATTCACACAGGTGAAGCTACCTAGACATAAGGAGAATAGGAATAAAGGCGCCAAGCCGGCAAAGCAGGTAGCGCCCGCGGTACAACCTAAGGCCGTAACCAGTGCTAAGAGTAGCAGAGGCTCTAGCATGGCCGTAAAGCTTGCGAGGCTGGCCCTATAATGCCGGCACTACTCCCACTAATCCCTAGCGAGCCTTTCTACAGCTTCACCACGACGCTAGCAGAGGTCGAATATCTGATCGACGTACGTTGGAACACACGTGAATCCGCGTGGTATTTTGACATCTCCACAGCTGATGGGGAAATGTTGCGCGCCGGTAATCGCTTTTTGATTAACTCATTTGCGCCTAACAGATCAGCACACGCCGACATGCCCGCGGGCGTGTTCGTCACACAGGATTCTAGCGGCGAAGAGGTGGAAGCGGCTTTTGGCGATCTAGGCGTGCGCGTGGTTTGCTACTTTTACACCTACGCGGAATGGGCTGCAGCTATTGCCTAGCTTCATTCGCAACGTGCGGGTTACTGTGGCGAGCCGTTTAACTAGCACGTCAACGGATTCAACAGGTGCGCGCTTTAATAACTTCGGTAGCGAGACCGTGATAGAAGGCCTTCGCGTATCGTTTGAGATCGTTAAAGACCTAAAGCCGCAAGGTAACAAAGCGACGATCAGAATCTACAACCTTAGCAAAGGCACGCGCAAACTATTCGCACAGAAGCCTATCCGCGTGACACTTGAAGCGGGTTACGACGGCGAGTATTCCAAGATTTACGAAGGCGATTTGATCACAGGCAAGAGTAAAGAAGAGGCGCCGGAATGGATCACGACTTTGCAGCTAGGCACGGGCCACGATAAAGACAAGCACGCTAGGCATAACAAAGGCTACAAGATCAACGCCAACCCTAGAGAAGTGATCAAGGGCATAGTAGGTGCCATGGGCGACGCCATGCCTAAAAACCTAGATGATTTTAAACAGACCTTTTCTAGCGGGTTCACCCTCAAAGGCAGCGCCGCGGAGAGCTTAACCAAACTTCTAAAGGTTGAGGGTATGGGCTGGTCTAGGCAGGACGGGCGCCTACAGTTTCTGAAGGACGGGCAGGGTACTACAGCTAGCGCGGTTGTGGTCTCAGTGAAGACGGGCATGATCGGAAGCCCTGAGCTAACAAGTCCTGACAAGAAAGGTCAGCCCGCGGTGCTGAAACTTCGCACGATCCTAGACTCTGAAAAGACGCCGGGGCGTATTCTTAAGGTCGAATCCCGCGATACTAACGGCACGTATATTGCTACGAAGGTAACTATGGTGGGCGATAATTACGGCACGCCGTGGTATTCTGATGTTGAGGCCATTCACATTTGAGCAATTCCAGGACATTAGAGGAGGCTATCTGTAGCTGCATTCTGAACGCACAGCGATCCCTACACGTGGGTATGCCGGGCCGCGTCAACTCCTACGACAGCGCCACACAGCGCGCAGAGGTCCAGCCGCTGATCATGCCTGGTTATGTGGATGAGTCCGGCGCGGTTGACTACGACGACCTGCAGCCGCTATCAGACGTGCCTGTGATGTTCCTTCGCTCCGGCGTGTTTTCGCTCACGTTCCCCATAGCTAAAGGTGACCTCGTATACCTACATTTCACTGATTTTTCTATAGATGAGTGGTTAAAAGAGGGCGGCGTACGCAAGCCTGCTAACCATAGAAACCACGACATAAGCGACGCGGTATGTACGCCGAGCCTGTATCACAACAGCACGGATCAGGTGCACGCCACGGACGCGGTATTATCAGGCCCCATGCGCTTAGGCTCTAAGGATGCCACTGATCCCGTAGCGCTGAAAAGCGATCTGGATGCGCTTAAAACATATCTAGACTCGCACACACACGCCGGACTGTTGGGAGGCACAGGTTCTGCGGCGGCACTAACAAGCCCGCCTACCACAAACCCTCTAGGCACACCCACAAACCCGGCGCCCACACCCGTAGGCGCTACGAAAGTGAGGGCGGAATAAATGGCCACTGACATCAACGATCCGATCGCGTGGGCGTTAGACGCTGACGGCGACCGCGAGATTCTAGCCACTACAGGGCAGCGCTTTACCACAGGACTAGAGTCGGTAAAGCAAAACGTAGAGACCGCGCTAAAGCTTATCAAAGGCGAGTGGATTCTAGACATAGAGCGCGGCGTGGATCTGTTCACCGAAGGCACGGGCGTGCTAAACACCGCTTTTGACAAGGCTAGAGTTTTAAAGATCTACCGGGACGTTATCGAGCAAGTGCCTAACGTGTCCGAAATCATTACACTAGAGGCGAGCTATCATAACTCTAGCCGCACAGCCACAGTAACTTTTGAAGTACTAACGCCTTTCGGCGCAGCAACGGGAACCGTATAACATGCCAACCTATGGATTAAGCGCAACGGGATACCTTGCTAAGACTACGCAAATCATCCGCGAGGAGATTAACGAAGACTATCACGACACCTTCGGCAACAGCCTAGATCTCACAGACGCCACACCACTAGGCAAGGAGATCGGTATAATAGCAGAACGGCTAGCACTCCTGTGGGAGCTAGGCGAAGCTACATACAGCAGCCAGGACCCTGACAAAGCCGAGGGCGCCGCACAGGATGCTGTGTGTGCTCTGACTGGTACGCTTAGAGATGCAGCCACTTCCAGCACTGTCACGATCACGGCCACGGGCACAGCTACCACGGTCATCACATCAGGGAGCCAGGCGAGCGTTACAGGTACAGGCGAGCTATTCACAACGGACGCCGCGGGTACTCTGGTAGCGCTAACGGCGTGGGCGATTAGCACAGCCTACGCTTTGAACGATCGGCGCTCTAACGGAGGTAACTGCTACATCTGCACGGTGGCGGGGACTAGCGCGGGATCAGGCGGGCCTACGGGCGAGACCTCCGCCGAGGTTGACAACACAGCTACATGGCGCTTCATTGGTAACGGTGTTAGCGCCGTGGACATCGCAGCCACAGCGGTAAACACCGGGCCACTCTTAGGGGTGTCGGGCGATATCATTACTATTGAAACACCGATCAGCGGGTGGGATTCTGTGATGAATCTTGAGGACGCCACGCCGGGTACAAACATTGAAACCGACGCATCCTTGAGAGCTAAGCGCGAGGAGGAGATCGCGGACGCCGGCACCGCAACAATAGACGCCGTGCGCGCGGCACTACTTAAAGTTACAGGCGTTACAGGTGTCACAAACTTCTGGAATAACACAAACGCAACGGACGCTGACGGCGTGCCTCCTAAGGCTGTGGAGTGTTTGATCGAACCTTCCACTGTTGTACCGCAAGACATATACGACGCACTGCTGGCTAACGTTTGTGGCGGGATCCTAACCTATGGCAGCACTTCAGGCACCGCTACGGATAGCGAAGGCAACGCGCACGCTATGGCATTCTCATACCCGACTGAGATTGATATATACGTTTCCCCTACATACACCTACGACGCTTTAACATATCCCGATGACGGGGACGATCAGGTCAAGGCGGCGATCGTTGCGTTCGGCCTCTTGCAGGCCACAGGTAAGGACGCCGTTAGCGGCAGTATTGAGGCGCAGATTCACAGCATCCCGGGCGTGTTAGAGGTCTCACTATGTGCGATCGGTACAGCAGGATCGCCTACGCTAGAGACCACGATCGCTATAGGTACACGCGAGAAAGCAGTACACGACACCGCTAGGATCGTAATCACATCCACGCCAGGCACCCCCTAGTATGGCTGTTGACGAAATCCTAACGCACGTAGCGGACGCCTTAGACAGGCAGCCGGAAGCGTCTAAAGGCCTCCCCAACAATGAGTTAGTGCTAACGGCGATAGCTACGCAAGTGCAGGCGCTAGAGACTGCATTCTATGACCTGTATACGCTAAGGCGCTTAGGTGACGCGACGGGCGAACAGTTGGACCTGCTAGGGCGTGTCGTACAACAGCCGCGCAACGGCCAAAGCGATGTTGATTACGAGCGCTACATCCGCGCTAGGATTGCCGCCAACAATAGCGAGGGCCTAGTGTCAGACTTTAACAGGGTCGCGCGCGGCGTGCTTAATGACGCAACGCTAGCGATCACATACACATACGACTACCCGGCGGGGCTGGTTATGCAGGTTGTCAACGCGGAAACGGACGCAACAGTAGCTAGCATTTTGATCGGGTTTCTGCGTGACACCGCGGCGGGCGGCGTTAGGGTGCAGTTTCACTTTCTAACGGACACTGTAGCGAATAGCCACACATGGGCGGACGCTGCTAACCACCCCGTATCTAGCACGTTACAGGGCTGGGGCGATGTCGCAGCACCCGGCACGGGCGGTTACTGGTCATCCGTGATAGAGTAAGGAATCTTAAATGTCTGATAAACCTACAGAGCTGCCCGAATGGGCCACGAATGATACCGCCACAGAGGTAACAGAGCCGGGCGCTACGCTCAAACAAACCGGCGCTGTACCTGACACGCAGACTGGAGCGCAGCATATTAACTGGATCCTACATAGGATTTACTTGTGGATCGTGTGGCTCAATAACGGCCTTTGGACGCGCGCAGACCTGGCAGATCATACGCCTGTAGTCGGCACAACGGACCAGGACGGTAGGGTGCAAAACTACGTGGGGCCTGAAGGTTATTGGATGGGGCCCGCCGTGGAGATTACATACGAAGCACAAAGATTACTGACAGACGTAGGGCCTGTTACCTCAGGAACCTTAATGGCTGAAGGCTTAGTATCAGGATCTGATACTAATGTGGATATCATTACAGAAGAGTCATCGCTGACAGAAAACCACCCCGTATTTAAGATCGGCGTAAATAACGCTGCTGTAAATCAAGGCGGCACAATCTACAGATATTTTGACCACAGGAATATAGACGACGCTGTCATAGTCGCGGAATTCAAAGTTTTGTTAACGGCCGTGGGTGCTAGTGGGGTCGACGTAGCCTTTGGTTTCAACTTCGGCATTATGAACAGCGTGCCCACCACTAACGCACACGTACTGTTTCAGAAACTAGCATCAGACACGAACTGGTACACCTCGGTAGCTGAAACCACGCAGACGCGCCTAGACCTGGGCACACCACCGACGGCTAGCACATACCAGACTTTCAGGGTTGAATACCACGGGGCTAACACACCTTTAGGCGTAGACAACACTACAGCCCCAGTAGCTCGATTCTTCCTGAATGGCGTATTGGAGGACGAGGTTACAAACGCAGATGTGCCTGTAGGACCTACCACAATACTTCGGCTAGCTTTTGTAGCTAGAGCCGACGGCACAGGACCTACCTCGGATTTCGAACTGGAGATAGGTCCGATACGCTACGCTTACAATCAGGAGCTAGATGCCTACATCCCGTCATAATAAAAAAACGGTGGCAGCGCTGAAGCTCCAGGCGATCGCGCTTGGAGCGCTGCTAGCAATACTCTGCCATTTCGTGCCAGAAAAATATCAAGCGGCGTGCCAATCAGTTGCACAAATCACACACTTAACTTGCGGATAGGATAGGAAAATAGGATTATGAAACATCACATCACGGCTTTGGTTTTTATGGCGCTGTCATTTCTTGGCACGTCTGTTGCAGTAGCACAGGGTGAAGAGCTTAGCGAGCTTGCTAAGCCTGTGCTAGATGCGATCATGGGCGGGCAGTACGCGCTAGCCGCAGCTCTTGGCCTCGTGCTTGCAGTAGCTTTGCTTAGGCGCTATGGTGTAGCCAAGTACCCGTGGCTAGGCACCTCCGCTGCAGGCTCGCTCCTGGTTCTCTTAGGAGGCTTCGGTGCCGCTCTAGGTACATCACTCGCAGCGGGCGGGGCACTCAGTGCAGCGCTAGCTTACAGCGCTCTGAAGGTGTCTCTCTTCGCCGCTGGCGGGTTCTCTATCCTCAAGCCTGTCATCGCAGCACTTCAGGGCCGAGCGCCTTCATGGTTAAAGCCTGTGCTTGGTCTAGTAGGATGGGTATTCGACAAGCCCAACAAAATCCTAGCAGCCGAGGAAGCGGGCAAGGCAGCCGTAGAGGCAAACCCTGGCGAAGGATCACAAATTGAGTTCAAAGACTTCCAGTAAAATAGTAGCGGTGGCGGTGGCGCTGGCATGCACTTTGCTAGCGTCTAAGGCGCACGGTGAAAGTATTAGGTTTAAGACGCCGGTAACGTGTACCGCGCACCCAAGCGGGGGCACGATCGACTTAGATCCGGGGCGCTACATACCGGAGCCCGAATGGCAAGACCTTGACTCTGAAGTGGTGAGGCTGCAGAATAGCATCACACGCCTAGCAGCAGAGAACGCAGAACTACGCAGGCCGGATGATTTTAACTGGAAGCTAGTGGTAGCGGGGGCGCTGATAGGCATTGCGGTAGGCTCTTACGCTTTCCGCAACTAACAATAAGGGGATAGTTTGAAAACATGCAATTTCTGCGGGGAGAACAAACCTTTAGAGGGTTTTGGAAAGAGGCGAGGCGTATGTAAGAAGTGTCGCTCTAAGAGGGAGAGCGCTAGGCTTATAGCTAAGCGCAACGCACGCAAAGACGCCAGCGCGCACAACTACGGTAAAGACCTACTGCCTGACGGCTTCGCACTAACGGGCGTTAGCCAGATGGTAGACGCGCAGGGCGATGTAAAGGTCCAATGGCTGAAGTCTAAAGCAGACAAGGCTAGGCAGACTGAGATCCTCATGCAAGCCATGCGTGAGATGTTAGAGGGCTACGACGGTAAAGCAAAGCCTGCTAAAGCGCCAGCCAAGCCTAAAGACGAATCTAAAGAGCTGCTAGCTGTAATCCCGCTAGGCGATCCGCACATTGGGTTACATTGCTGGCATGAAGAGACGGGCGAGGATTTCGACCTGAAGATCGCAGCCGCTAACATGCGCACGGCGATCGCCGCATTGATGGCGGTGGCTCCTAACTGCGCGGAATGCCAAATCATCAATCTCGGTGATTATTTCCACGCCGATAATTCAGACGACACTACTAGCAAAGGTACCCCCGTAGACGTAGACGGGCGCCGCATTAAGGTAGTGCGCGTAGGTCTAGACATCTTCATAGATATTATTGATCAAGCGCTGCTTAAGTTTCCGATCGTGCGCGTGATTTGTGTGACGGGTAACCACGACGCCGATAGTTCTAAAATGTTGGCGCTGATGTTAGAGAAACTTTACCGCAAAGAGCCGCGCGTACTTGTAGACAGCGCACCCACTAAACACCACATGTACCGTTGGGGTAAGGTGATGATCGCCACAACACATGGGGATACCGGAAAAGACCTAGACCTAGGCATGATCATGGCCACGGACTGGAAACAGGATTTTGCAAAATCCGAGTTCTATCACTGGTATAAAGGCCACGTGCATCACGATAGTTTAAAAGAATACACGGGCGGAATTATCGTTGAGACTTTTCGGACACTTGCGCCGGGCGATTCCTGGCACCGTGGGCAGGGATATCGCAGCGGGCAGAACCTTAAGCTAGACGTGTGGCACAGCGAGTACGGACATCAGAACCGCCACATCATCGGCATTGAAAAAATCAAACGATTGAAGGGCAAGAAATGCCGGGACTAAAACACCCCTCACCGCCTTTCGGCGGGCAACCTTTCCTAATTGCTGTAGCTACAGGCGCAGTTAAAGGCTATAGCGTGGTGCAGGTAATCGGGCGTAACCCGGACATTGCAGGCACCGCGGAAGACATTTGGGAAGAGGGCGGGGTGCTCGTGTGGCCTAGTGTTGCTGCTGTCATATCCACCGTTAGTGACGACCCTGCAGACGATGTAGGCGGCACGGGTGCTCTCACGGTTTACTATGAGGGGCTAGATACCAACTACCTGCCTATTTCCGAAACTGTGATCATGACCGGAGCTACACCTGCGCTCACATTGCAGAGCTTTTTACGCGTCAACTACTCACGCGTTGTATTGGTAGGTTCTGCAGGAGCTAACGTAGGTACTATACGTGGATCGGTGGGCGGTAATGTTCAGACGCATATGCAGCCGCTAGACGGTACCACGCACAAAACACAATACACCCTAGCGGCGGGTGCGCGCGGTTGGTTGATAGACTCCAGGACTTGGCAGGGTAAAGACTCGCCCATGGATGGTGGATTCTGGCGACGTCCTTTAGGGGAGTCGTGGTACAGGAAAAGCCACTTGTTAACATACAGGATCCAAACTGACGCGCCTGGTTTCTTTACAGACGGTTTTCCGGAGAAGACAGATGTAAAGATGACCGCGATTCGCGACGGTGCCGGCGCAGCCATTAGCGTGGTGGGCAGCTACACTATACTGATAAAGGACTACTAAATGTTTCAATGGTGGCAAGATAGAAAATACGTACGCGCAAAGCGCGCAGGTGTTGTAGACTCTGTGACATCTGGGCGCGTAGTTGTAGACGGCCTAGCTTACGACAATTTAACAAAAACACATGTGCAGCCGGGGCAGGTCGTAATCAAGCGGCAAGTTATCGGCAAGCGTTAAAGGGGAACAAATGCAAGACATGAAAGCGGCTTTAGGCAACG